TTGTCATTCCTGTGGCAGCGGTCAGGTATCTTGCACCTACACGGTGGTATCCTTCTTCGTTACACAAGATAATGCAGTTAGCACCTTGATGGGCAAAGCCACCGGGTGACGCAATCAAACTAGCGTGGAACGATGTCTTACCAGTATTAGGACGTGCGCCAATCTCAATCAAGTGACCAGCATTGACGCCCTCGACCTTGCGGGTAAGTGTTGGGATGTTGAATGTCCAACGTGCTTCTAAGTCGTTGCGTGATAGTAGTGTCTCTAAGTCAATGTCCTCCCACTCTACGTTGAGGTTTGGGGTGAAGTCATCACCGTATTGCTCAAGTAATGTGCGGATGGACTCTAGGCTAGAAGATGCACCATTGACCATATCAAATCCAATGTTGGCAACATCCTCACCAATAACTTGCTGGAACAACTTAGATAGCACCTCTTGTGCTATATCACTGCCCATAGGCTGCTCTTTCTTAATCTGTGAAAACAAAGCACTGTATGCTTGCTTCTGTGCTGTAGTGAGTGTCGGGTTGTTAGACATAAACAGTGCCTCAATCTCATCCGGCAGCACAGTGCGGTCATACCTGTCCATAGCAGTGTCGATGGCTTGCTTAATCTTACGCACATCTTTGCTAAACAGGCGGTCAGGACAACGTGCGCCACGATGGTCATCGTAGAACTCTTTATCCATCAGGCTTCTTATTAATGATAATTCCATTATACTATTCTCCTTTCGCTATGTTGGTTAGGTTGGTTATATCCACATCATTACGGTACTTCAAGTCATCTGTCAATCGCAGCACCTGCACATCGTTCACGTAACCTCTCAACTCTTTTGCCATTGTAAGTGTTTTAGGTAAGGCATCAGGGTCTAGTGCAATTACTGCTGTTGAGAACTGTGAGAGATACCTTTTGTGTGCTTCGGCGAGAGACGTTCCTAACACAGCAACCCCGACAAAGGAACCGCAACCAACAACGGCGGCACTCACACAGTCCTCAACAACTACGGCGACATTACCATGCCCTGAGACATATGGCAAGCCACTATTTCCATATCTTTTCCATTTAGGTAGATGTTTGCTCAAGGCACGACCTGTAGCATCCACCATAACGCCATCATGTACAACTGGAAACACCAGCCTGTCATCTTTGACATCGTACATAAGACCTAACTCATCTTCATCAATACCCCACTGTGCGCAGAACACATGTACTGAACGTCTATTTGTATCATGTATTACGTATGAGGGTAATTCAAATGGCGCAGCATCTTTGTCTTGAGTAATACCGAAGCCACTACGTATATCCTCAACGGACAGGTGTACACGCTTACCGCCCTTCAACCCACAGGAAGCCTTGTAGCAATTCCACACAAGATTGCCCATGTTATTGGTCACAGTGAATGTCTTATACCCACCACAGTTAGGACAATTGATACGCTTTGTCTCACCATTATGTAAGTCTAAATCACTTATAGTGTTATATATATTATACATGTTATACACTTTCCTTTGCGGCACTTGTAATGCTTTTAACATGCTTATTTCGCTCCGTCAATGCATAATCTGCACTTTTTAGAGTATTTTTCATGTATGGTTTAACACTACTTGGATTAGCATGTCCTGTTACCGACATAATTTGTCCAATACCGACACCCGCTTCAACCATTTCAGTTGTACCAGTTCGGCGTAGGTCACTGAGTCGTAGTTCATCCGATAAACCTGCAGCTTGCATCAGTTTACGTCCGTGTAGGGGTAACTTCTGAAGTGAATATGGCTTGTACTCACCCCGAATCGGGTTAGGACGTGGTGCAACATACTGCTGAAACCCAAAATCCTCTTCTTGTTGCTGTAACATACCAAACAAGTCATCAGATATAGGTAAATGTACATCTGCCCGGCGTTTTGATTGCTCAATGCTTACTGTTTGTGCATCAAAGTCGATGTTATCCCACGTGAGTACTCGCATGTCACCCAAACGCTGACACCACTCGTATGCCATGTGTGCAATCAAGCCCAGATTACGTGTGCTAAAATCACTGTAGGCGAGGTCTAGCAGCTTCTGTACATCTTCCCTACCCCAAACAGTCTTACGCCTCTCTGTGGCTCTCTTACGCACGTTAGCGAAAGGATTAAGCAAGCACAGTTCCATACGCAAGCCGTGATTAAACACGATACGTGTCGCAGATATAATATGATTCGCCATTGACACACCTTTCTCACACCACTCGTTGTATGACACCTTTGCAATACGAGTACTGATATCTTCTACGTTGTACTGGCAGAGGGCTTTACCCTCTACCTGTGTGTTGCGCATTACGTTGATGAAGTACTCATACTGCTTCTTAGTTTCACCACGCAAGTTCCTGTAATCATAAGAAGAATAGTAATCGGTGATTACCTTTTCTAGTTTCATGTGTCACCTTCCTCTCTTTGTGTAGCAGTGTGGGCAGCATGGCAATTAGCACACAATAGTCTACACTTGCGCATTTCCTCTTTGATTGATTCTTTACTGTAGCCCCACATGGTACTAATCTCGCGGCTTTTGGTAGCAGGGTCTATGTGGTCAAAGTGTATAGCGTCAGGATGTTTTCTGTACCCACAAAAGGCGCAACCATACATTGTTTTATATCTTTTTACTATTTTTCTCATTCGTTTTGAATGTTTTTTCCTGTCTACTGCCTTACGTGCATCCATTTTCTTCCACGTATTTGGTGAGTTCCAAAATTCTAAAATTCTACCGTCTGGTTTATTTCGGTAATAATGTCTGAAGATATATCCATCCTCTCTGACATCACCAAAAGAGAGAGGAAGCCCAAGAGCCTCCATCTCTGCTTTGTTTACATACAACATTAGGCCGCTACCAATGCTTCAAAGGGCTTAGACGCAATCCACTGAGACACTTGATGTTCACGTTGGAACATTGACACTGCTTGTGTGTCATTACCTGTGTTACGCAGACTAAAACCATTACGCTCATCAGCGTAGGATGCATAGTTTGTGAAGGCACTATATAGCGAGAACACATTGCGACCACGGTTAGTAACCTCTTGATTGTACAAGGTAAACATCTTCTCAGCTTTACGCTCTGACTTGAGGATACTGTCAAGAAGTTCCTTCACGTTAACTAGAGTCAGGTCAATGTTAGCCCACTGCTGCAGACGCTCTGACTGTGCGTAGAAGTCTTGCTTGGAATCACGTAGGTCATCAATGAACCTGTCCATGCTGAAGTTAGATGTATTCTTACGGCGCACCTTATCATGCTCACCGCGAATCATACCGTTTGTACAGAAGAAGTCGATAGCACCGAAGAACACCATGTTAGAACATGAGCCATCAATACCATGTAGTGCAATGATACGTTGTGCAACCTCTGTCTCATGTTTCGGTGTTATAATCTTAGATGTCACATTAGGAAGTGTCACATCCATCAATGCCCACGCTTCGTGTCGAGCATTACGCCAAGTCACCTTCGCGCCAGACATCTCGTGGTCAGACAAGTTCTCACACATAGTGCGCTGCACCCCTTGGAAGAAGTCATCGTGAGATGCACAGTTGAAGCTGTCACCGACAACGCCAATGTACTCACCTGTATCACCGTTGATGACATACTTCTTGTCACGAACCTTGGTAGGCTCAAACTGCACAGAGAAGTTTAGGTTGAGTGGTGTATCTTCGATGTTACTCTGTTGTGTAATAATATCTAGTGGCATAGTTATTCTCCTTTCATTGAAAAAAAGTAATCAGTGATTACCAATTCGTTAACTGTTCCTCTGTTGTACAGAAAAATTGACACGATGTCAAGCCTCAAAACAGTATAAGTTCTTTACCTTGTCTGCTTGCTCTTCAAGCTGATGGAACAAGTCACAAGATATGTAGCGAGGACCACCATTGTACAGACCGTCACACGCTATCTCATTGGCTAGTGATACAAGTTCTTGTACTTGCACATAAAGCTGCGGGGGTACTTGGTCAGCTATTTTCTTACGTTGACGTTGTTCTTTCGCACGTATCTTAGCGTAATGTGCGTAGCGTTCTTCTGTTGTCATATTCTCTGGTTTTTTAGCCATAGTTAGTCTCCTTTCATCCATTGTGGCATAAGTCTGCCTTTGTCATACCTAGCGAAACTCATCTTGTCAACCCTGTAAAATCTACGATATGCAACGATAGGCCACTCCTCATTTGTTTTTAGTTGGTCATGTCCACTGAAACATTGTGGGTGCGGTGTCGTAAAGTTAGACACATCGGGTATATATTTTTCTGCCTCAACCAGCGCATCGAAGTGACGCATGGATTTGTGACCAGTATTTACTGTGCGGTCACTACGTATCGGATACCGCCACATATATTCATCATTCATAGCCTTCATAAGACGTACAGCAAACCTGTAGTTGATGCGTGTCTCTCTAGCCCACTGAGTACACGGGTGGTTAGTGTAAGCTATCTTGTATAAGCCAGCTTCCTCTGCAAACTCAGGCGCATGGATACGAACAGCAGTGTTTAGCATCTGTGCTTCTTCCAATACCATCTTGCATATGTGCTGGTCACATAGTTGCTGGGCAATAGCCTCTGGTGTTTTGTCAATGATAAATCTATTCATGATACAAACCTTTCTATAATTCCAACAATAGCGTGATAGGCCATCCAAGCAAAAGAACCAAACACCGCTGCAAACAAAACCATTTCAATGCCATCGTGTGTAAGGTAGAAATACTTTACCTTGTGCCAAATCTTATTCATGTTCACCC